TTAAGCTAGCCAAGTTCGGAACTTCTGCACTTGCACCCACTGTGCAGAAATTAGCTGCAACTAATTCGGATCACATTGTTGGCAGGACTACTTCTTATCTCACTGGACTTGCAGAGACATCATCTAAGACTTCAATTCTGCGTAGGAGCTATGATTCTCTTATTCAACGGAATGGAGCACTTACTAATTTGATGCCACTTGAGCGGCTCAGATTTGCATTTGCAGGGGGTGTTCAACTCGGTGCAGAGGCCATGGTATTTGAGGCAGGTGCTTCTCTCATGCAAATGAAGAATCCTACCTTTAGTGACATAGATGATTTATCTTCTTTTGTTTCTCATATTACTACTGCTGGCCTATTTGGTGGGGCATTCGGTGGAGTCATTTCTCCTCTACTCTGGAAGAATACCAGATTCCTCCCTGCGGCAGATGCAACTAGGGAAGTTACTCTAAGAGAAGCGGCACAAGTATTTGGTGCGTCCAAACAATCCATATTGGAAACTCCTGACTTTGCTCAGGTGCTAAAGAGTATTCCTGACGGGGATAAACTTGCAGCCGTCTTTGATGATTTTGTAAAGATTCGAGACTATGCTACTACTGTAGAATTAGATCAATTACTCAAATATGTCCCGGCCTCCAAGCATGGGCTGGTTCGCACTGCCTTCAATGAACTTGTTGCAAGAAGTTCTACGCAGACTGAGACTCAGATTAAAACTTTCATTGAAGCACTCACCTCTAATCCACGAGCACCCAATTCCATCGGAGAGGAGATCTTTAATAAATTCTTCAATTCCAAGGAATTCGGAGTAGGGGTAGCTCCGGAGCAGATTCTATCTACTTTTGCAGGTGTCAATAAGATTGTTAAACTTGCCTTAGATAGGAGTGGAAATGTTCTTGATGAAAAGGCAGTGCAACAAATAAGAGAAGCTGTAGGTAATACTATCTCTAGCACACTGGAATCAGCTTCTGAAATTGGTAAGGCACATAAAGCAGAATTAGATAAGATAGCTGCACTGGGGGAACTAGCTAGTGACATTAAACTTCCTGGGCACCTTGCTCCGCAGAAGAAAATCTATGATGTATTCATGGGGAATGTGGCAGGGGAGCCTGGATACTTCACTCGTCAACTAGCTGACATCGTTAAGGATAACTTAATTCCTTCAACTTCTGCGGAGTTTAAAGCACTTAAGGCACTCTCTCTCCTAGAAAAGAAACAACAAGACATCTTCTCTAAACTCAGTGGGGATGAATACAGAGCGTATTTATTCTACAAGAATAACCCACTCCGTGCCCTCGATCCTATTGATGCAAAAGGAGCTTCGTATCTCTCAACTACCCTAGGGAAGCAGTTTGATAAAGTTACTAGAGAGACTCTGGCAGAATCTATATCCAATGCAGAACGCACATACGCTATCCTAGACTTAGTAACCAAGAAGTATGTGTCTTCTCCAATTGTATATCTTGGTGATCTAGCTAATACTGCTGCCAGTTTCATCAGTAGGCAGAATACTTATTCTGTGGGAAACAGGGTTGTTGTTTCCGATATAAAGGCATCCCTTGCGCACAATGCAGACTTACCCACTACACTTCTCGAATCTCAGGGACTTTGGACATCTGGACGCAGAGGAGTCTCCACTAAGAAAGATTTTGCCACTACTGTATCTACAACTAATAATCCATACACTCTTGCCGCAGAGATTGAAAAGAAATTAGCTGTTGGGGCTTCTGACAATATCATAACTGAAGATCTCACCAGACTCAATGCACTCAAGCAGAGAATGTATGCCAAGGCCATTGATGATCTTGGTATGGATGAAATATCTGCTAGACTCTATGCTGATCTTCCTATTGAAGAAGGAGTCCACCTCACTCGTGCAAGGATAAATGATTTTACTCAGCGCAGGAATGTTGGTGTTATATTTAAGGCTCCCACTACCCTCTCTGAGATGGAGTTAAAGACTGTCACTGCAATCCATCAAGATATCTTTACTCAGCAACTTGCTGTTGCAGAGAAAGCATATGAGGTTCTTTCTTCTCTCGGAGTAAAACTCCCTGAAGTTGTCAGGAAACAAATGGAATACTTCAGGCAGTTTGGGCTTAATGGAGAACTTCCTGTTGACTTTGCGAATAGGGGCGGAGCGGGGGCAATTACTAATGCAAGTGGACGAATGCTTCGTCTGAATTACCATGTGACTGCATTTGGCTCCTTCTTGAATGGTGCAATTACTCAGCTAAGGGATGCTGGTAATAGAGAGATGGCTCCTCATGTTATGAATCTTCTTCGAGGAACGGGGAGAGTAGAGGATCTTGCTGAACTTCGTGCCATTGTTGCTAAAGTAACTGGAGGAGGAACTGCTTGGTTTGATATTAGTGCCTATGGACTCCCCTCTACCCAAGGAGAAATGACATTTGTTAGTAGGGAAGTTGCATCTCTCTTAATGAAAGGAACAGATGATTCTATTGATGCAGCCGCAGCTCTTATAGAAAGTGACCCACTGAAGCATTCCTTCAGTGTGAATAGTAAGACAGTCGGGGATCTTCTCAAGACTTACTCTGGTCTTGATCTCCGTTACCGTAATGCAAACATGAATCTCATGGGTGCTAAAGGATTCAATGTCTCTAATGAACTTCCTGGGAGGCTTTACTTTGCTCCAACAGATATTACAAGATCTCCCTACTTTGTTGTTGTGCGTGATTCTACCGAGTCTGGCGCTGGGACAGCTCCTAATTACACCTGGATCCATGGTTCTTCTTCTGCGAATCTTGCGGACAAAGTTAGAAGAATTGAACAGGAGTATGGAGGCAGGCTTGAAATCTTTACTAAAGATCAGTTGGAGTTGGATAAAAAACTCAAAGGTGAGTTTGATTTTTCGCAGACTATGCGCTCCTTTACTCTCGATAACGAATTGGCTTCGAGAGGTGTTTTCTCTGAGTTCGTTCCTCGGAAAGGCGAGGAGATTCTTGGTGAAATGGTAACTCATATTGAGAGGCAAGCAGCGAGCACAGTTCGTCATATAGCTAAGTCTGCAACAGGGGACTTCATTGATAATCTGAATAGGCTTACTCATTCTCTTGATCGCTTTGCTAAGAGCACTCACGGTAAGGCATTCGGTAGGGGAGCTAAGGGAGTTACACCAGATAATACCTATTCCCAATTGATGAAATCATTTCTCGATATTGGCCCTGATGAAAATGCTGATGGCATTCTCGGGATGTTCCTTGGTGTGCAGAATAAAGTTGTTGATTTCACAGATGATCTTGCAACTAGGGCAAGAGACTTTCACACTGCTGCCAGACAAGGAACTCCAAAAGAAGAAGCACTTGCCAAAGAAAGACTTGATGCTCTTATTGCGGCAGGGAGGAGAGTTGGCATTGATTACAGTGCAATGACAGAGGGACTTATTGCGGATGCAGAAGTTCGCTATGGGAAATCTGCATTCACTAGGGCATTCACTTCTTCTGTTAATGCTGTATCTGTTGCACTGACTCTTGGTGTGGAATTGATCAACCCAATTATTCAATCTATTTCACTTCCCATTACAATCAATTCTGCTATTCGTCAATTGATTGCAGATGCTTCCCCTGAAGTCTATGCACAAATCAGGAGTTACATTCCTACTGCATGGGGTGCATCTCGAATGATAGGAAAGACTGCAAAGGATTTCCTGCAAGATGTAGTTCCAATCAGGAACTTCTGGCGTAGATATAATGGAGAAACTCTCACAGGAGATCAAGCATCTAGACTCAATGAATGGCTCCTTACTGAGAATGGGAAGTTCTTCAAAGAGATGGCAGATGCTAATCTAATTCCTCCTCCAATGCGCCAGATGATGATTGAACTGGGGGAACTTACTGACTTTGCTAATCCCACAATGAGTGAGCTTCGTCAGAAGATGATTACTGCTACTGGGTATTTAGCAGCAGGAAACCGCTATGCTGAAATGATGCAGAGAATTGCTGCATTGAAAGTAGCGAATGGCATTGCAGATGCAGCAAGCATGAATCCAGTCCAGAGATTTAATTTACTTCATTCATTCGCTACGCAAGCTAATGGTGTATATACTGCTGCACAGCGCCCAGGGATATTCCAAGGGGCACTTGGCTCTGCATATGGTCTATATAAATCTTACACTATTAACTTAATGCAAGCTCTTGGGCGTCATATTGAGAACAGAGATTACAGAGCCATTCTCACTCTTGGTGCACTCCAGGGAACTACATTTGGATTACGTTCTCTCCCTGGGTTTGAGCAACTCAATAACTATGTATATGCACAGAATAAAGAAGATGGGAGAGATGCATATACTACTGCTGAGATGGTGCTAGGAAAGAGCGCAGGGAATGCTCTACTCTATGGGCTTCCCTCTATGTTCCTGAATGCAAACTTATACTCTCGTGGGGATCTGCGCCCGGATACTATCTTTGGTGATATATCTGATCCAGTTTCTAACTTCCCCGCATTCCAACAATTTGTAGGAGTTCTAGGTGCAGTCAAAAATGCGTATGAAAAGGCGTCTAATGGTGCTCCTGTTCTGGCTTCTCTTGCTGATGCAGTTGCGCATCAATCAATATGGCGACCTGCTGCGAGAGTTGCAGAATATACTCTAGGGGAACAAACATCGAAGCAGGGAGTTCTTATTCAGAACATCGATAATAGTTGGCCAATCTTCGATATGAATCTTTATGTGCGATTGGCGGGTGCTAGACCTTTCGATGAGGCAGTTGCATCTGATGCCTATTACAGGCAAATGGAGTACAAAGCAGATAGATCAGAAGCAATGAAGGGACTCAATATGGGAACTAGACTTGCTATCTCTAGGGGCGTTGATATTGATTATGAGGCACTTGCACAGGATTTCATTAGGAACAATGGAAATCCCAGAGAGTTTCGTAACTGGATCAGAGCACGCTACAAAGAGATGACTGTCCCTCAGATTGAGCAGATGCGTCAATCACTAATGCGAAAGGGTTATATGAATTTTGCACAGCAGATGGATATACCATCAGAAGAATAATACTATTATTTATCCATGAAAAAAGGCTCCCGAGGGAGCCTTTCTTTTTGTCTATTCATATGTAGATTTCTACTAAACTCTGCACATATTTTTTGTCTATGAATTTCTCTAGTGCTGTTGGAATGGTTATCTTAGTGGGGATTGCGTGATTGGTTCCAGTTGCATCTGTGACTATTCTCTCTGCTGCTCTTAATAGATTCAATACATGGTTAAGTTCGTCCATCGATTTAACTTCTCTATAGATCAATTTATACAAATCTGTAATTGATAGTCCATCTTTTCTTGTTGTGAGTGTGTTGAGTATTAGATTCATTGCGCTAGTGTGTGGCCCTTTTCCCATTTCACCTATTACATCGGGCATCATTAGTTCAGTATACATGAGTATTGAATGTGCCTCTACAATTATATCTTCTGTGATTATATTAGTGGAGTAAAGTGCGCAGAATATGATGCAGAGTTTAAGTAGGTGAGTATGGCGCCGTCCTGCGTAACCTGCGAATCTTGAGTCGAATGGAGATACCCAAGTCTCATAGATTTCTGTGAGCATCTTGCGACTGCCACTTGTTAATTCTATTTCATGAGGTTCATCATAGAGCAGTGATGAGAAGAACTTAATTAGAGATTCTTTCTTTGCTTGATCTGGTGGCGGAGGAAATGCATATGATCTTGCAGTTCCCTTACATGGAATCATCAGTAACCGTGAAAGGAAGCCCTGCTCAATTGCATGTGCAGGGAATATATTTGAGAAAGTGGAGGGGGTTGTCCCACCTAATACAGATATACATGGCTTTCCAAATTTGAGTATTCCATGCTTAATAGTTTCATAAGTATAGTCCCTTTCTCTGTCCCAGAGATCCCCTAGCGCAGAGATGAATGATATATTATTAGTTCCAATGAAATCTTGGAACTCATCTGAGCAAATAAATGAGTGTGTTTCTCCGTGAGGAGGTTCCCACTTCTCATTACTTGTGTCATATACATCTATCGAAGTGGCTAGGTCAGATGATCTTCTGGCAAGTGAGTTAAAATATGACTCTTTTGAGCCACTCTCAAATGCAAATTCACCGTATCCTGCATCCTCACAAAGATCCTTCACCAGTTTAATTGCAGTGGATTTCCTGGAGGCAGGATCTCCTACAATCATTACATACATATTAGGATAGATATTCTTTGCTCCAAAGGGAAGATACTTTTTTCTTCCTATTAGGGCACCTACTGCTGTAATGAATGACCACGCATGAACTATGCTATTTGTCTCTGTGAACTCCGCTGTGAACTTGAGATAATCATCAAGGAATTGAGCCACACCAATTCTTTATTTTCTATACTTATCTTCCATCTCAATGAGAAGATCCACATAGTGTTTTATTTTCTGTAGATCTTCGTAGCCTCCCTTATTGCGCCAGCGTGATATATATTTCACTATGGCAGATTCACAAGCTCCGAGGCCATTAGCCTCACAGAACTCAATGGGTTGGATTACCATTTCTTTGTAATGGGAGCCCCCTACTTGAGTCTGAATTGCTGCATCACTCATATACCATCCCTCCAAGTTTCTTGAATACGCTCACAGCAAGGTCACGCATATCTGCTTCCCTGTATGAGACTGGCTTCAGTATCTTTCCATCTTCCCTCTTGAGCACTTGTGAGTGATCCGGAGGAATCTTAGATAGATTAGAAGCATCTACTTGATCCTTAATTGCAAGTGGATCAGTGCCCATAGAATAGGCTAATCCATGCACTACTACTAGAACATCTCCAATTTCCTTGAGGAGATGTTCTGTGTTCTCTATGGAGAGAGGGGAATTAAGCCAAGTATCTAGTGCAGGGAATAGTTCCTTTACTAGTTCCTCTCTGATGAGTTCTCTATAGAGTTCTATCTGCCTGAAATTTACTGAAGTAGTAGTCTGCCCGCAGGCGAACATGAACTTCTTCTGTGCTTGTTCCATATTGTCTCTTTCAATATGTTCTATACACAATGTGTTTGTGTATACGGAGCTTAGTCAAAATACGTTCACTTGGATTAGTCCTTATTCCATGATGAAGATTGTAGAGATATGTCTTGGATATTCCAAGAGCATCACTTAGTTTACCATAAGAACCCCAATATCTCAATCTCTTTGATATGGCTCTTTGGAGGATCAATTGATTTCGAATGTACTGTGTCATGATGCTACCATAGAATAGAAAATAAAATGGAAATGATAATACCTAAGAGGAGTCCAATGAGGAGACCTCTCCAGAATATACAACAGAGGCAAGTAAGTTTTCCTGCTAGCTTTTCATAGACTTTGTAGAGAATACCGAAGGGCGCAGAACACCCAGAGGAATCAAGAAGGAAGTAATAGAGTGATTTAAGTTTGTTCATAGTGATGGTGATACAAGTGAAGTTGATAATTTGGCCATACGAAGCTTTGCTTTGTAGGCTCGTGCTCGATCTGCTACTGATTTCTTAGTCCTTTTTGCATCAATTCCTTTCCCCCATTTATAGATTCTAACCATGTCCCTGCCCCTAGTATCCTTTTCCCACATAACTATGTGGATCATCTTTCGTTCATGGGCAAGTTTACAGAAATTACGCACAGTGTGGTAGTGGAGTCCAGATTCTTCTGCAAGTTCTGCCATTGAGTATGTTCCGTTCTGGAGTGCCTCAATCAGATTGAGAAGTGTGTAATGATTTACAGGGACTTTTCTTTTATTAGTTGCTCGATACTTGTGGAGAGCCGTCAGAGAGTTTGGAGATAAGTTCATAGCATTCTTCGTGAGTTAGTCTAGATCTGGCGCCAGAGATTACTGCTGCAATGTGGTGTTCAGGATATTCGTATCGAGCACACCTATCGTAGTAGTAATTGATTACAGTATGTATATCCTTCTTTGTGAATTTAGATGCCCAGTCTACTGACCACTCTTTGAGTGGCAGATATGTATCTAGGTAGATGTATCTATTTACTATAGATTCTCTATAGCTCATGAGTCTCATGAACAGAGCTACATTGAATGAGGTCATGATTATTTCCAATACTTCTTGGGTTCACTTACTTCACAAGGGATGAATAACTTTGCACCATGCACATCTATAGAAGATGTCTCATCAAAGATTCTCTTTGCTTCTTCTACTAAGTGGAGATGATCCTTATGGACTTGGAATAGAACTGAGTCATGTATCTGCCCCTTCACTCTGAATGTCTTTGGATTATCTAGTTCGTGCCAGATTCTGAAGTATCCTCTATCTACTAGAGAAACACTGAGGTGTTGTGGGGAGTGTGCAACTAGTTCATTTAGTGCAGGCTTATTCTTTGTTGGATCGCCGAAGAACTTTCTTGTCCACCCATCTGGAGTAGTGATGAGTCCATTGTGCTGGAGCCATTCTCCAATGAGTTCACCATACCATCCGTTTTCCTTATCTCGGAGGCGTGGATAAGTTTTATCAAATGCATCAAGGAGATGTTGAGCTACTTGTTTCAGTCCCCAGCTCCTATTAAGATTAAGGAGTGCCTTTGCTCTCCATAAGTTTTCCTCTCCCATAGTCTGAATCAGAACAGACCAACTCATATTGTAGTTCGCCCCGTGGTTAACTCTCTTTGCAAGATCACGAATGGGCTTGTTCTTTGTCTTATGGTTCAGGGTATCCCAGAGATCATTGAATGGAATTCCAAAGAAAGCAGATGCGTTAGCACTGTGGAAGTCTGGACTGCGCTCTACAGCATCTATCATTCTTGTTTCTCTTGCCAGATACGCTGTGCATCTAGACTCTGCCTGGCTCTTATCCATCTCTACAAGTAAGAAGTCAGGATCAGCCTTGAGTATCTTCTTGTAGCTCGGAGGAATGTTCTGGAGTTGAATACCGTAGGATTTCCAAGATGTTCCATTGGGGAGAGGTTCTCCAAAAGAAGATGCTCTACATGCACTCCTTCCACTCTCTGTTCCGAATGCATCTAGTGAATATGTGACTCTATTGTGCCAGAGAGTTGCATCGAGATAAGTAGAGTGGAGTTTAATTGATTCCCTGTATCTAGTTATCTTTGAAATAAGATGCGCATTGAGTGGGTGTCTCAATGCAGATTCTCGCATGTCTGCCTCAGATGAGCCAGTTACCTTTGCCTTCGGATTTAGCAGGGAGAGGAGTGAGACTACTTGTTTAGGGGAGGCAGGATTGAACTTAGTTTCTCCGAGGCAGGCATTGAGTGATTCTAATTCACTTGTGATAGTTGCTCTATGTTCTAAAGTAGACTGTGCTAGTATTGATTGATCTACTGCTATCCCCTCAAATTCACAAGAGAGATGAGGAAAGAACACAGGGAACTTAGCCGCATAGTTATTTCGTGCCCACTGTGGAGCTTCCCTCATGTAAGAGAGAAACGAATACAGAGTGACATGAGTATCTTTAGCATTGTAAAGTCTCATGTCTGAAGATGATTCATCCTTCCAATAGAGCAGATTATCTAGGAAGAATGAACCAATGAAGTCTAGTGTCTTTGGGAGTTCTGCATAATATGTATTGAGCAGTCCGTACGTATCGAAGTAGAAATTACGAATGGGACTGTTCCAATGGAGCAGATGCAGACAATCGTATTTACCATTCTGCGCTATTTTCAGAGAATCATTCATCAGTATTTGTCTGATGAAAGTAAGCTCCAGTAGGTCAGAGATGTAGAATGAATAAGTTTTAGAGGGTGTGGAAAATGATATGTGAGTTATCCTCTGCTTCGATGTAGTCTCTATGTCAAATGCAATGAGAAATTCTTTGGAGAGTTCCGAGACTGCTCTCTCTGCATCCTTCTTTGTATTGATGTAATCAATATTTATTGGAGGCAGAGCAGGGAGTCTATTATTTAATTTAGTGAGGAATCTGTGGAGGAGGAATGGAGCTTCCTTCACTGTGACTAAGTGACGCAGGGGAGCTACTATGAGAATCTTCCTACGTTGGGGAGTGTAGAGAGTATTCCCTTGGAAGTCCAATACAGATAGTCCTGGCCCACTAGACTCAGGATCTTTGAGTTTCTTATAGGGGAATAATATCTTGAGAATACGATAGTCTGTAGTGACTACTGCATCGCATTTGTGTGCTGTGCATAGTGCATCTATCTCACTCATATATGAGATGGATTCTCCAACGAGTATTTTTCCACTGGTGACGAATCCAGGTGCATTAGGCTTGATGAATGCCTTATATGGGAGATCTTTTTGGTGGAGGAGGAATAGGATTCTCATAATTACCTTAGTAAATGAGACTCCCCCATTTAGAATAGAGGAGTCTCACATGGCTAAGTCAATTAACTAATTGTTTATGCAACAATCAACTTCTTAACTTGGGGATTTGCATAAGTAATTTTCTCTCCGTCCTTAGTCACATCGGAATAACGAGTAGAGAAAGTGACAGTGCATTTCACATCTTGGCTCTCTTGGATAATTTCATTCAGAGAGGAACCAGTGCCTAGTGCTTCTTTCAGAGTAGCAAGAATCGGTTTGGCTAGACGTAGACCAAAAGATTCTTTCCTGCGATCCTCAATATCCTTCTTGGATTTAATGAGGGAGTAACGAATAGAAACCATGTCACCATTATTGATTCCATGATCTTTCTTTTCTTCTACTACTTCCTCAATGACAAAGAGCATCATGATATTATCAGTGTCTTTATCATTCTTGGATTCAGTTTCCCGCTTCAGAGAAAGAGAGCATTTGTAAACACCGTCGATTTCATTGACAAATTGTGGCATATCATCCACAGTGTCCATGTCAAAGTCGGAGCCAGTTTGAATTTCGAGGTCGTTAGTCATAATGAATAAATGAAAGTTAATGAGTTAAGAGATTTGGTAAGAGATATGTATATTTAATTAACTAAGTTGATTCTCCTTTTGTGCTAGATATATTGTGCCTGCTATTGGGCAGCCTTCAGCCCTTCACTGGCAATCGCCCTGTCTTTGTATTCATCCCAACGCTGCCAGCCATCGTTGGTTTGTATATAGCAATTGTCCATATACACCCACTTCGTTTTCTTCCCGGTAACAGTTTGATAGGATTTACACTGATAGCTTACATAATAATTGGCTGCTGAGACTCCTACGACAAGAAATATACCAATGCCAAACAACAATAGTCCGAGGAACTTAATAAACTCAATGAAATCTCGCATGTTGAATTTCCTTTTATTTAAATTATTTGTAATTTTATTTGGGTTCGCAAGATTGTAAATACGATGTGCAATCGGGACAGTTGTATTGACCCGCTTGTGTAACACTCCAATTAGCTGGAACAATTGTTTCGTATACAGTGTGAGGTGCTTCTCCTATATTATATGATTCCAGTGTCTTAGATAAGATAGCATGTGTCTGAGTGCCACAACCCTCACAAGATACTTTAACATATGTAGTGCTCATACTGAGCCTTCTGCAAGATGGTTCTCTACGATGAATTGTTCTAATGCAGTGAGTGTATCTGTATTGAGCAGAGCTGATGCATCTTCGGGAGAATCATTAAGTCTTATGTAATGCACTAAGAGATTAGTGATCTCTCCTTCCACTTCCTCTGCATCGTATTTTACATAGAAGATGTATCCTTTGTATTCAATGGGCATTGTATTGGATGATGCATAGTATATCATTTTGATCCCACTCGTTCACTTAAATTAAGATGAATTTTTATGATTGAAAAGTCTTCTATGTTTCTAGGGTTGACTCTGATTATTCCGGGTATCTCGTAATTTTCTGACCTCTCACATTCTCCAAGACAATAAGAACGTAATACATTTAATGCTTGCTTCTTTGTTGAAAAGAGTCTTGGTGTTTCTGCTGATCTATTAGGGCCTTTCCAAATAGGATACCAATGTGTGTATCCTACATGAACTTCTGGCATTTGTAATCCAGTTTTATTATGTTGAATTACATAATATACATTATCCCTATCACTTGGTTGTCTCTTTGGCTGTTTCATTACTTTCTCCGTTGAACAATGCAAACACTGCCTCCCTAGTATCATTGTATTTACTTGCGTCGAATCCACTTCTATCTTTTGTATCTATTACTGTAGAATACAGGGAGGATGATGCTATCTTATGTTTCTTGTTCTCTTTGTAGCAATGGAGGACAGAATCGAAGTAACGTGCATTTGATTTAGCAAAGTTCTTTGATCCCCCCGCAGGAACAATCTTATTATTTCCTGTTACTGCCTCTGCCTCTGTCTCATGAGAGATGACTATGATGGAGCAGTTATCAATGAGCTGAATACGGGAGAGTGACCGGGAGAGATACAGTGCAAGTTTCCGATAGTAATCAAATACTTTATCTCCAGATCGTTCTACTTCTCCATCTGTTGACTTTGTGAGCAGGAAAGAGATTGATGTTTCCCACTGAGTAAGGGAGTCTATGACTATAATATCTTTTGATGTGAGAGATTCTATGGAGAGCGGATAGAATGGTGCCTTCTCTTTGGAGCAGAGAGCACAATCATTACGTCCATGTGCCTCACAGAAGTTTCCCTTCCTGTGTTTGAAGAATGCATCTAGGGAAGATGCAGCAATGGGAGTCTCTGGAGTATCGAACATCTTGATGATGTTGATGTTCTTTCGTGCAGATGGGATTACACAATCTGGATTCAGAAGTGTGGAGTGCCCATTCTCCAATGAGAAATAATGGAGTGTGTGGGATTCAGCAAGTTTACCTATGCTCCAAGTCTTACCGGAGCCGGGCGCTCCGAATATCATTACTCTGTGTGTAGATGGTTGATTTGATAATTGATCTAGATTCATTTGGATTCTTCAGTAGTTTGAGTGGGAGATTCAAAGTGTTTTCCTTCTATTCCACATTCTCCAAAGCGTCTCTCATTGATGGCAAGTGGGTGTTCACTGAGTGCAGTTACCGGATTCACTACAGTGGCTCTCATGCAAAATCCATGAGAGATTACATGTCCCTTAATGAAGGAAGTCTTTTCTTCTGGAGTAGATGCTTCTGATTGAATGTAGAATGTGAGTGGGTGAATGATGGCAAAATGTTTACAATTAACGCAAGGATTCATAGTGGTTAGTTCCTAGTGGATGAATGCTGAGAGGTGAGAAGTTCTTCATAAGAGAAATTGAAGTCGAATTGTGAATGGTCAAATGTATCTTCATTGATTATTTCTGCGCCTGCGAAGATACTCTCATTTGCATAGTTGCATTCCTCATAGAAGCGACAGAGTGATCCATACATCTTACAGGCATCTCCGTTCTGAGAGAATCTCCTAGCTCTTTTATACATCTCAATTTGCTCGACTACTAGGAGTAGATCGTTGAGCCAGTTCATTCTATGAGTAGCTAGTTTGATGAATGGGTAATCTTCGAATGATTGATTATATGTTTTGTAGACTAGGTAGAGAACTTCATAATCACTGTATCCTTCTGGTGCTATCTTATCTAGAATGATAGAGTAGCCTACACCTTGGAAAGAGTTGTAGTAGTTTGCCTCATCTACGAATCTTGACCCAGTGGTTTTTAATTCAAGGACTCTATACTTTCCTGACTTCTTATGGCGAAGGACTCCATCAAGGAATCCTCTGTAATAGTAGCCTAGTGGGAGATCAATAGAGAAGGATAATTCTATTGCAGGTCGGATAGTTATATTTCCTTCTCTGTCTGTGTAGGGAAAATATGCTAGTTCCCAATCTCCGAGGTGAGGGAGGATGTCTGCGTAGAATGTGCGGAGTCCTACAGATACATGAGGGAAAGACTTGTTTGACTTGGAATTGTAATCAAGTAAGTCTATGTCCCACTCTTTGAATGCAGCAAAGAAACCTGCATCTATGGAATTAGTGCGGAGGATTTCTTGTATGCCTGCTCCGAGCGCAGAACCGAATGCAGTGTGGATTGTTGAGGACTCTACTTTATTTGTGGAGTAGAGTCTATCTAGCTCGAATTTCCTCGGACATGATCTGAATGTCTGAATCGCTGAATGGGAGAGAAGTTTGAGATTCGCCAGATTGATCTGAGTAGCCATTAGTATTTATGAGTAGTTGAAGGGATTCATCTATGAGAGTGTTTACTAATGAGATTACTTCCATTTGTGTATATGTTTCTTTGCTTCTGTAGTGTGCTCTGAGTAGAGTATGAATGATTGTGATGAATTTAGATAAGTTGCTCATAGGTCTAGGTCATCCATTGAATATGATTTCTTGAACTTTGGTTTTTCTTTTCCAACAATGAGTTCACGCTTTGTATGTATCTTGATTCCTGAAATGATAGTGGAGATTTCTGAATCAGATAATACTGCAAATGTATCAGGTTTCTCATGGAGATCCTTGTGGATGCGGACTAGTAGTTCTGAGATTGGTGCATTTGTATCGATGAGATTCTTTAGGTTTAGAATATCTGTTCTAATCTCATCAGAGATTTCTGATGAAATTGGGTATGTGTCCGCATTATCTATTATATCAGATAATATCTGTTGTGTCCGATCCTGTGAAGTCATAGAAGTCATCTCGTTGTCTTATATAAGGTTTGAGTTTGAAATGGAGCAGGAGTTTGTCTCCTGAGATTTCTCTAGTAACATGGATACGTTCTAAGAGATTCCTAGTATGGTCGAGTTTCTTATGCTCAACCATTGCCTTTCGTATAGTGCGCTCCACTCTTGGATTAGTAAGAGTGAGAGTTAATGATTTTGTTTCTTTGAGGATTGCCCATGCTTGGGCATATTTACTTGCCATTGTTTTTCATAAGAGGATTTATCTAGTATCTCATAAAGATAAGGCACTAGAAAAATCCACTCTCCCACAATGAAAATGGGAGAGTGGAATCATACTAGATCAGATTAGTCCAGGAACACGTCCGTCTTTTCTTGACGGCGATTCCATGCTTTCATGCGCTTCTCTTGCATGGCACTGAACCAATCATACATGTCCAAATACTTCTCGGCAGTTTCTTCTGGAGCAACAGACATGAACTTGTCCAGAGTGGACTTGACTTTCTCCATCTTCTCCGGCTCATTACGAACATCCTTGAATCCGCCAATGAGAACATTAGCAGTATTCTGGAGTCGCACTTCTGCTTTGGCAACCCCAGCGAACTGGGGCAACAGGACTCGGATGAAGTCTTGTCCAAATTCTGCAAACTGGTCGTCGGTAAATTCCAGATCGAAGGCAGAAGTCTTGGTAGTAACTTCACTCAATTTCTCAAGAGTAAATGCTTCTTGGTCGAAAAGAGTAGGATCAATTTCCTGATCGCTCGGGAATTGTTCATCATCATTCATCTGTGCACGGACAGCATTAACGACTTCACCGTTAATGAGACGCACAATGTAAGAGAGAACCTTCTGATTATTAGTCTCGACAAGTTTCAGAATGTCCTCAGTTCCATAAGAGGGAACTTGCACTTCAAAAGGTTGCCGATCAATTGGAATCGGGTTCCCTTCTTTCTTGGCAAGTTCAATGATACGGGCTTGAGGCTTACGAGGCTTAATTTTGAGAGTAGAGATTTGCATGAGATTTTCCTAGGTGAGATAAAATAAAAAGAAATGATTGGCTTTTCCTGAGGGGAAGTATTAACTTTTCATAGAAGTGATCTCCAATGTTTGAGAAAGTGGATACAGTATATCAGTGCTTCACTGATTTGTCAAGAGCCTCACTAAAATCACTGTTTAATATGAATGACAGATTGAATGCTTCTCCTTTTCGTTCGATCATTAAAGTATATACTGTGTCTGGATGTTGAGAAATGAGGTGATCTGCCATGCCAGAGAAGTAAGCTATTTGTTCTCTTTTAGAGAGTTTGAAGTGAGCAGTGAGAGAAAGTATGTAACTGGTTAGAAGTGCATATGCTGCATTTGTATCTGTTTCATTTGTTTGAAGTGGAGATTCTCCACTGAGTGAGTGTATAAGAGATGAGAGAAGTGTAAGGTAGTTTCCTACTGTAGAGGTAATTGCAATTGGTTTCATTTAGATCTGTGCTCTCTAATAAGAACCACTGGAGGAATCTTGTAATAAGAGAAATCCCTGAATGAGAGATCGATTAGAGATTCTTCAGAGAGTGTATCTGGATGGTCGAACCAGATGATGAAGAACTTTGTTTCTTTGTATTCAATTGAGTTAGCTGTCCTTAGTTTAAGTGAGAATGGTTTTCTGTAGAGAGTTTCTGTGTATGTGTTAGTGAGTTGCAGTAGATGCGGAGGCAGAGTAAAGAATGCTCTGATGCATGATTTATCAAAGCGGTTCATTGTCTACTCCCATAATAGTGAATGTATTTATTGCTTTGTGTCCACGTTCTGCTGCTCTTTTCTCCTTGAGTATGCGGAGTTTTTCCTCTACTTCTTTTGCGAGTGCTTCCCTGATTACTCTTTCTTCTGCTTCCTCTTTCTCATGAGATACCCAAAACTCTTTGAGATTCTCTAGTGCCTTAGGCTTGGGAGTGTATAGTCTGTAATCTAGAGAGAGTTCTAGGAACTGAGGATGCCAATCTACCCAGACTTCTATCTTCTTCTTGAGGAACTTAGTAATGTATTTAGTTATGTCATCTTGAAAGTCTGCACATTCTATGTGGTCTACGCAGTCTAGAAGTTCCCAGAATAAGTCAATGGATTCTATTGATTTAATTCTGTGCTTGAGGTAGAGTTCTCCCGCAGAGGCTGTTAGAAAGATTCTCCATTTATCTCTCTTATCGTGGGGGACAGTTGTATATGTATAGACATAGTGGATTACTTTCGACGGGAGTTTATCTTTATTAGTGGAGTAGAGTTTCCACTTCTCTATGATTGGCTTGACTATGAGGTAATCTCTGGAGACTTCTACTAATGTAGTATGTGCATTGTGGACATCACTTAGTTTAGATATACAGAGATCAATCCAGGGGCCAATTGATCCTATTTGATTATCTGTTATTCTGAATTGAGGGAGACTCCTTCGGAGCCTCGGTGTAGAGTAGAGTAGTTTTGGGACTAGGAAGAAGAACTTAGTGATTAGTTCTTTATCATTGAAGAAATTGTAGGAGAGGCGCAGGGTGGAGAATTGTTTGAATTGGAGTATTCCTGTTTCAGAGAGTTTAAATAGGAGCGCAGAAAAAGCTAGGCGCTTAGATTGTATATTGTAGAATGTTTCATGAGTGAGTAGAATGGTTCTACATTGTTTAAGTAGGGGAGAGAAGTCTAGAGTGTAGGCTGGATGTATTGCATAGGAGGATTTGTGGAGTAAAGGAATTGGAGATTCTATTGTGAATGCATAGCCTGAGATGGGATCTCTGACTGTATATGATTTTTGTTTCACTTGACTTTCCTTTGTGTGCTTCCTCGGAAGCAGGAGTTAACTTGATTATAGTCATATTCTGGCGTCCCACAGGGACGCAGGAATTCATAATTGTATAGTTATTTATTTAGTATCTAGTATTTACTAGCGTCCCTATGGGACGCAGGTAAATAACTGATTACATTGTATTTCTCTGTGAGACAGGTGAACAATGCCTACACGGAATTACTTTATCCAGATTGTAGTTAGCATCTGTAAATAATGTCATCAGTTCCAGTGGACTCCACTCTCTATGAACTTGTTTTAGTTTAGTGAATGAGAGTCTATTGAGAAGTTCAGTGGATTGTGTATATCCCTGAGTGATTCTTGTAGAATCATCTGCTTGGGGATAGAGGGGTTCTGCAATACGCAGTGCATCAAGTAGATCTTGGTAGGTCATAGTGGTTATCTCAATTTGATAATAATAGGAGAAGCTGGAGATAGTTCAAAGAGTAATTTATTAGATTCTGTGTCTGATGCTGTGGGATTATTATCAATGAGTGAGGGAGCTTCTGGATGCTCTGTTTCAATTATGTATTGTATTCTTCGCAGGAGGAGATCAATAGTTACTTTATGATTATTGAACTGCGTAGTTTCTATTTCCTCGTAGGTGAGTGGATCGAGGATGTGAAGGTAAATAAAATTAGTCATCTGATGGTTCCTCTATTTGAGTATCTGCATGTTTAATACGGAAGTATTCTTTCTTTTCTTCGAGTGTGGTTCCTGGGATTCTTTGTGTTTCTATTCCTTTCGTAAGTGTGGCTGGGTCAGTAATAATAGTTAGGTATTTCTGTGCTCTGGATGCAGCGGTGTAGATTAGTTCACGATAGTGCATCGGAGAGTGGGATTTATGTAAGAAGAAATAAACTCTTTCTGCTTGGAGTCCTTGCGCTTTGTGGATAGTTATTGCATATGAGAGAAGTAATTTCATGCAATCTCCCACGGAGTCTATTGTTACTAGTGGGAGTTCTGGATCATCTATTGATTGTAGAGTTATCTTGTGGGAGGCAGTGTTAGTTTTTTCTTCTATGCCCTTTGCTACTTGTACCATTACAAATTCATCGAGAGTATTTGTATGAGGTGATTGAGATACAGGGGAGGCAGTAGCTAGATCAATGTCTACATCTACACCATATGAGAGTTGTTCTTTTTCATATGCTGCTCTGTCTATTACTGCGCCATTGCGGTCAATGAATGCTGATGGATTATTTGCCTCTGTGCCATAGTAACTTGGGTTAGGTTCTATAGCAGTGATTACATAATCTTCTGTGTTGAATAGAACATGGTCACCTATTGCATAGTATGCTTTCTTCCATCCAATGATTACTTCATGGACAATACGGTTCTCCCTACGATCTAACATGTATGCTATTTCTTTGTTGAGTTCTATTGTTCCGAATTTTACATTGAATGGAACTAGCACCATATCTTCGTAGGGATTGTAAGTGCCTGCATTAAATTCATCTCTGAGGAATCCTACTGCTTGGTGCAGTGCATCTTCCCAGGAGAGTTTGGCAGGGAATACTCCAATGCGCATTCTATCATCTCTGTTTCCTTCTGAGTCACGAGTGTATTTCTTCCAATCATTACGAGTGATTGGAATTCCAGATCGTATGTCTGTAAGGAAACGAATGATTGGAGATTCTAGTGCCTGTCTATAGACTTGAGTTAATTCTATTGAGGGGAGTTCTAGGAGTTTTTGTCCGTAGATTGAAGTTCCCATTGTTGGAGGAATCTGCTGAATGTCTCCGATGAGTATAAATTGGACTGAGTTGGGAAGTGCAGCAGATAGTGTGAGAAACATGTCTACACTGAACTGAGGAGCTTCATCTATGATTATTGTTTGTAGTCTAGGTAAGGGGTTAGATGAATTGTATCTTGGCTCAAAGCGCATTGTCTTAGTGACACTGCCTGTGTTTGGATCAGTTATGT